GGGAGATCTTCCAAATCGACTCCCCGGACGCCTGTGTGATGGTGGCGTCGTGGCGACTGGCAGGAGGTGACCCGTGCGGATACTGAGCCTTGACGGCGATGTGCTCCTTGAAGGCACCGACAATGACTTCGTGATGAAGGAGGGGGCGCCGGTCTTCCACCCCAACGTCGTCACGAGGCCGGGCGCCATCGTCCAGTTGTGGGATTGGAACCCCGTGGTCACCGAGCCTGCCCCCGAGGGGATGTTCATCATGGACGGCCCACCTGACCACAAGGTCTGGCTCGTCGGGGAGGACGGTAGCACCCTGGAGCCTCTCGACGAAGACCAGCCAAGCTGACTGCAACGTCGTCCTGAAGGGCAACCGCTGTCCACAGTGCAAGGCGACTTTTGCAGTCGCTTTCCCCACCCCATCCAAGGCCCGATCTACAAGGGGCTCCTACTGAAAAGCGGAAATCAATTTCCGCTTCCATCTCGCCGCTCGCCGAACCTTCTTGCCCTATAGCCTCGCTTTGTCAATAATGAGGGGTAGGTGCAGGTGGAGTGATGGGAGCAGGAGTGACCGTAGCCGACCGACTTGGGGACCTCAAAAGCATCTCCGACATCGACGACATGCTGATAGAGGGCTCCTCGGCCCCGGACGTGGCCAAGTTCATCCACATCGGCCTCAAGAGGCTGGAGGACGTGCCAGAGGTCACCCTCGTCGATGCCCTCAAGGCCCGCAGGACGGCCCTCCGTGAGGAGCAGGACGAGGACTTCCCGGCACGCAACATCTCTGAGGACTCCACGAGGGCTAGAGCCCCCGGCAAGCTCGCCCGCAGCGTCTACTTCCAGATGCGCCGGCAGATGGACGAGATGATCGAACTGGAGTGCCTCTTCCTGTCGCTCCGGGACCGCATCGACGCCCTCGTCGAAAAGGAGGCCGAGCTTGGGGTGCCGTTCGAGCACACCCACAGGGAGTACCTCGCCGCAGCCAAGCTCCTCAGGGAGTACAGGGAGGCCCGCATCGCCATGGAGGGCCACGGCGGCATGGACGAGGTGTCTCTCAAGCTCTCCGTCAGGGGCTACAGCCAGAGGACCCGTGCCGTGCTCGCCAAGCCAGAGGCCAGGCGCCGGGTCTTCTCCGTCATCGAGCGGCTCAGTCGCATCGCAGGTGGCCGAGACATCCCTGAGCTTGTGGGGGACGCCGAGGCATCTGAGGTCACCGAAGTCCCCATGGCTGCCGCCGCTGGGGAGTAGGCCCTCGTGCCGATAGTCGATGTCAAAGGCAGGCCCCGGTCTGTCCTCGACGAGGACGAGGAGCTTCGCCGCATCATCGAGGACATAGAGAAGCTCCCCCCTGAGGAGCAGCAGGCCCTCAAGGAGGTCTACGCCGGGCTCATCGTGGGCGAGGAGGAAGATTTCGAGGCCCTGGCCTCCGAGGAGTACGAGCGCGCCCCGGTGGACATCGTGACCTTCCTCTCCGATCCCTACTTCCTCGGCGAGACTGGCGGCTCTCTGTACGACGTGCTCAAGGACGACATCGTGGAGCTATTCACCGGGGACCACCACGAGGCCATCCTCGGTGGCTCCCTGGGGTGGGGGAAGAGCTTCTTCTCCACCACGGCGATGGCCTACATCCTCTACCAAATCTCGTGCCTCAAGAGCCCACAGAAGGCATACGGCATCGACCCCGGCTCTCACCTCTACATCGCCATGCTGTCGGTGACGGAGAAGGTCGCCAAGCGCGTCGTCATCAACGAGCTGATCGGCAAGCTCACCTACAGCCGGTACTTCAAGGAGAAGTTCCCATTCAAGCCGGCTCCTAGCCAGTTGGAGGTGCGGTTCCCGAACGCGGTGCAGGCGGTGGCGGGCTCGACGGCATCCTCGGCCATCATCGGCCTGAACGTCTTCAGCGGGTTCATCGACGAGACCTCCTTCATGGGTGAGGCCAAGGCGCTCGACCGGGCAGGCCGGGAGGTAGCCATCGACCAAGGCGAGGCCATCTACAAGTCCATCATCCGCAGGATGAAGAGCCGATTCCAGAAGGTGGGGCGGCTACCTGGGCTCCTCATCATGGCCTCGTCGAAGGAGCGGCCGGCGGCCTTCATCGAGAAACGGATCGCCGAGGTGCGCGAACTGGCGACCCCTGGGGTCTTCGTTCGGGAGTATGCTACCTGGGACGTGAAGCCAGAGGGCACATTCTCCGAAGGGACCTTCAAGGTCTTGGTGGGCAACGAGCGGGTCCAGTCGCGGATCCTCAGTGACGACCCGGAGGAAGAGAAGCGCTACCGCGACATGGACCTCCGGATCATTGATGTCCCCGAGGACTACCGGCCCGACTTCATCAATGACATCGACGGCGCCATCCGGGACATCGCGGGCGTGGCCACCGATGCCGTCAGCCAGTACATGAACCGGACGGAGAAGCTCTACGACTCTCAGGACTCCACCCTCGTCAACCCCTGTGGGTACGAAGACGGCGGCGACGTGTTGGAGACGTGGTGCCCAGACCAGCCTCTCCCCATCCAGTGGCACAGCATCGCCCAGCAGTACAACAAGAGGCTTCCGGGGGGCTTCTCAGAGGTGGCCTGGAGGCCCCTCAGGCATCCGCAGGCCGCCAGGTACGTCCACATCGACCCGGCCCTCACAGGGGACGCTGCGGGCCTCTGCATCGCGCATGTGGCGGGCTGGACCGAGGTGGTGCGCCGTGATGCCAAGGGCGAGGAGTACAACGAGCTTGCGCCGCGCATCGAGGCAGACCTCGTGCTTGGGGTCATCCCGCCCCCAGGTGACGAGATCATGCTCTCGGACCTCAGGGCGGTGGTCTACCAGTTCATCGAGCACGGCTTCGTCATCTCCTACGCCAGCCTCGACTCCTTCCAGAGCGTGGACACCATCCAGCAGTTCAAGAAGCACGGCATCGAGGCCGAGGTGGTCTCCGTGGACAAGACCACCGAGCCCTACGACACCTACAAGGCGGCCATCTATGAGGACCGGTGGAGGTGCTACCCTCACAGCATCCTGCACAGGGAGCTTCGCAACCTCCAGCGGGTGCCCACCGGCGGCAAGTTCAAGAAGATCAAGGTGGACCACCCCAAGAAGAACTCGGACGGCACGCCAGGGTCGAAGGATGTCTCTGACTCGTGCGCCGGGGTGACGTACTCTCTGACGCAGCGGGCGCCTGGCAGGCCCATGGGGATCATTCGGTCGGAGAGAGAGGGATTCGACGAGAAAGTGGACGACTCCTGGGTCACCGATGGCGCGGTTATGGTACAAAGCCCTGGCAAGACGGGGGGTGCTCGCGGTATTGTTGGAGGCCATGGACCCCGGAAGGGGCCTCCACTGCCGTTCGTAAAGGGGTAGGGCGCTGTGGCGAGACGACGGCTTTTCGAGGGCTTCACCCAGCAGGTAGCCGATGGCATCAGGCGGTTCTTCGCCCGGTCCACTCAGGCCCAAGTGACGGACATCCAGCGGGGTGGGACGCCTTCTGTGGAGCGCGCCGGCCTCCCCTACAACCTCGTCAGCCAGTTTGGCTACGACTCCCTGGCAGAGCATCTCCGCATCGACTCGGACCTCCAGGCCCGCTACTCGGACTACGAGGAGATGGACGAGTACCCGGAGATGGCCGTCGCCCTCGACATCTACGCCGACGACGCGACGACCCCGGACCTCGACAGGGAGCAGTCCATCTGGGCCACGTCCAAGGAGAAGGCCGTCGAGGACGACCTGAACCACATGCTCCACAAGCGTCTCCTCATCGAGGACGACTCGTGGGGCGTGGCGCGGACCCTCTGCAAGTACGGCAACACCTTCGGCGAGGTGCTCGTCAACGAGTCAGGGGTGGTGGGCGTCAACTACCTGCCGCCCCCCACGGTGCGCCGCATCGAGGATCCCAGGGGCAACCTCCTCGGGTACATCCAAGACATTCGGGGCGAGTTCAACATCAGCCTGGAGGACTTCTACACCCTTGCTGGACAGCGGGACCAACCGGCCGACCGAGGCCGAGCCCCTGGCGAGCTGACGGTGTTCGAGGATTGGGAGCTTGTCCATTGGCGCTTGCGCGGCAAGCACCTGCGGAGCATCTATGGGCACGCCGTCATCGACCCTGCTCGGTGGATCTGGAAGCGTCTCTCCTTGTTGGAGGACGCCATCCTCATCTACAAGCTGGAGCGTGCGCCAGCGAGGTACGCTTTTTATATTGATGTCGGGGAGTTGGACGCCGAGAGGGGCCTCGCCCATGTCAATAGGGTGAAGAACTCCTTCAGCCGGAAGAAGTTCGTCAACCCGCAGACCGGCAAGCTCGACATGCGCTACAACCCCCTGGCGCACGACGAGGACTTCTTCGTGCCCGTGCGCGGGGGCAAGCGCACCACCGAAATCGAGGTCATCCAGGGCCCGGACTACTCCGAAATCGAGACCGTGGAGTACCACCGGGACAAGCTCGTGGCGGCCCTGAAGATTCCGAAGATCTACATGGGCTACGGCGGGGAGGCCACGAGGAGTGCTCTGTCCTCCGAGGACATCCGTTTCGCGCGGACCGTCATGCGGGTCCAGCGGGTCGTCCGTGGCGGCTACCGGAAGGTCTGCCGCATCCACATCATCGCGCGTGGTGGGGACCCAGACCGGTTCGACTTCGACATCAGGATGAACGTGCCGAACGTGATCCTTGAGCTTGCTCGGACCGAGGTGATGAGCGCGACGGCCGACCTGGCCAGCCGGATGGGCGAGCAGGTGTCAACGAAGTGGCTGTTGGTCCACCTGTTCAAGTTCTCCGAGGAAGAGGCTGCGGCCGTCATGGCCGAGCGCGACGCGGAGCAGTTGAACCGTGGCAAGGTCGATGCTGCGGTGCAGAAGATGGCGATGGAAGGCATCGAGCCCAAGGAGATCGGTGGAAGGCCGGTCATCGAGGGTGACGAGCTTGATCGCCGTCTGTCACGCCTTGTGAAGGCGGTTCGTAAGGACGACTGGCGTAGGGAGTTCGACAGGGGGAGGCCCTCGGACCACAGGCGATGGGATGCCAAGTTCGAGCGCCTCAGGCGGCAGGATGCCAGCGTTGACAGAAGGCTCCGAGAGCTTCGTGGGCTCTTGGGGGACCTGCGGAAGTCCATCCGTTCAGTGGATGACTCCGGGTACGAAGACCGCCTCCCCATGTGATGGTTTGAGGGTTCCCTCGCGCAAAGGGTGTTGACAGCGCGAGGGTGTGGGCCGTAGGAAAGCTCCAAGTGGGCGGTTCTATTCACAGGTAGACATGGGCACCGAAAAGCTAGTTGACAGTGACTTCCTCGGAAAGCTCCTCGCGGGCTCTTTCGAGGTGGCCATGGGCCGTGTGGACGAAGAGGTTGCCGCTCACCCCGAACTGTTCGGCGGTGGAGGTGATGTCGAGGTCCGCACTCTCGGGACCTTCACCGACCATGTGATCGTCCTGAACTCCGAGGGGCAGTTCTACCGCGCCGCGTACTCCATCGACGAGGAGACGGGGGCGGTGGTCCTGGGCGAGGTGGAAGAGGCCGACGTGCCCGTCCACGAGGCGTCGAGGCTGGGGCCAGAGGTGCGCTCCTGCTCCAAGGCAGCCGTCGAAGCCATGATGAAGGGCGACGACGAGACCGCCAACGAGTGCCTGGGCAACCTGACGGCCCTCATCCAGAGCGGCGCCAAGCTCACTCCCGAGAGCATCGAGAGCGAGATGGATGCGGTGATGGAGGACGACCCCCCCTGGCTCTCGGCGGTCAAGGACAACGAGAAAGCCATGAGGAACTTCGTGGGTGCCGAGGCGTACCGCGAGGTGCCCAAGCCGAAGTTCGACAAGCTCGCCGA